ATAAAGCGTATCATCGACCTCGTTATGGGCAAGCTCGCCCGATTTAAGCGCAGCTGGCGCGCCTGCCACGCCGGAACTGCGGCGCTTGAGCTGGATTGTGTTGGCCATCAGAAAAATCCTCCGTTGATGGGCGCGTCGGTGGGCAGAATGGTCACGCCAGGGTCACCCTGATTGCCTTGCGCGCCTTGAGGTCCGCGCAAACCGTCTGGCCCGGGCAGACCCAGCAGGCGGACAGACACCGGCGCTGTGGCCAAGCGCAGGGTGATCGGCGACAGGGCCGAGACGCGAATACGAATGGGCCCGGTCTGGAGCCGGAGATCGATCGCGGCGGTCATGGCGTCAAAGTCCCCGTGTCACCGGTTGCTGAACCGGGATTTCCAGCGAGAAGCCAAGCGGGCGCTCCGGGGTGAGATCCGTGCGGACAAAATCCACAACCACGCTGCCGGGAATGAGGGCAGCCGTCACATCCGCTGCCACCACAATCTCGAGGGTCCGCTCATCGTGACGCAGCACGCTGCCGTTCGCCGTTGAGAGGGTGGCAAGGACTGTGCTGTCGGTTACCGTAGAGCGCAGCTGTCCCGTGAAGGTGGCCGCTTCAGGAAAAAGATCAGCCTCAGCCTGAAGCTGTAGGCGGTATTCATAGCCAATTAGAATGACTGGACCTTCCAGCGTGGAGACCCCGCCTGTCGACAGCCCCGTCATGGCCGCCACCCGCAAAGCCGCGCGCCGGTTTCATTATGGGTCAGGATTTGGAGTGCAGTGCCATCCGTCAGCTGATCGGCGCGCGAGGGCAGGATGGGCATGGCCCAATCGCAATCGGCGGGGGCGCGCAGATCAATCCCGCATCCAGCGAGCAAGACGGCGCTTGCGCTCAGCGTCAGGCAAAACCTCAACCTCATGGCGGATGTCCTTTGCAAGGGTGAGAGAGCGAATGCGGGCCTCTGCCTGTTTGACGGCAAGATGCGCGCGCGCTTCCGCCCGACCTCGGGCGAAGGCAATCCAAAGGGCGGAGATCGCAATTGCCGCCAGCGCCAGACCCAAGCGCAGCCGGGTCCCCAAACGGAGCAGTGTGCCTAGGATCATGGCGTTTTCCCCAACCGGTGATCCTCGATCCGAGCGGCACGGGATTTAACCGCAAAGACGATGATGGCGAGGAAGAGCACGGCACCCAGTAGGGGGAGGACCGTGGCTGCATGCGCCCCAAGCCCGACCAAGTCCAACACCCGGGTCGCAAGATCGCGCCCATCTTCGGCCTGTGTGATCAGAGGCGCCAGATCGGTCAGGGCAATCCCTGCTGACCCGGCAGCCCCAAGCGCAATCTGCGCATTGGCCGCGGTAACGATGCGCGAGGCGTTGGGCTGCCCGAGGGCTCGTTCAGAGCTGACCACGCGCGGCTTTGCGGTCTCCAGCGCTGCGACAAAAGCGGCGTCAATTACCGGCTCCAGCGGCAGGCCGTGGTCAGCGCGGAAGGCCAGAACAGCGCCCCTGGTGCGACTGCCCATCACACCATCAACCGCGCCCACTTCATGATAACCAAGATCGCGCAACATCGATTGCACTGCCTTGATCGGGGGCGGACGCCTCGATCCGGAAGCTGGCGCGCGCCGAAGACCGATCAGCTTTGAGACTGGATAGCGCAGCACGCTGACCGCATCACCCTGATTGCCGCCCAAGGCAAACAGCCACTTGCCTTCAACACAGTCGATAAAAAAGACATGGCCCTGCCAGGCCGAGGTGCCGCGTGGGATGATGCCAATATCACCCGGACGCACTGCGGCCAGATCCACAGCCTCACCCCAGTCCAGATAGGAGCGCGCAGTCAGCTTGCGGGTGGAGCGGATCCCTGACTTCTCAAGGCAATGCCCCACAAAGGCCGCGCACCAGGCCACGTCGTCATGCTCGACCCAATCTTGGCCGATGGTGGCGTACATCTCAATGATCTTGGGGTTGTTTGCGGCCCCCGGTCCTTCGGTGGTGCCGATGTAGCTTCGGGCGATTTCAAAAGCGGTCATGTCTTTGTCCCATGCAAAAGGAAACGCCGCCCGAGGTTGGGCGGCGCTTGGGGTCTTGATGTTTGTGCAAATGTGTCAGAACACGCGCCGGAACACGTGCCAGAACGGGCAATTACTTCTTGCGGCCCAGCCAGGACGCCAACAGGGATTCAGCCCCGCGGGGCCCAAGATAGGCGAGGGTTGCCACAAAGCCTGTCGAGACCGGTTGCGCGAGGCCGATGTAATTCGCCGCAGCCTCGCCGATCAGCGCCATACCAACGGCAACGGGGATTTCCCACAGGAGCTCTTTGCCAAAAAAGCGGCGCCGGCCAAGTTTCACCTCGCCTGAATGCCACATCAGCCGTCCGGTCAGCGCACCGATCAGGGTGGTGACAGCGCCGCCGAATACCGAATTGATCATGTCGATAAACCCACCATCATTCATCGGCGTGCCTCCTCTAATGCCGCAACACGCGCGGTCAATTCCTTGACGGCCTCGATGAGAAGGCCTGTGATATTGCCGTAGGCGACGGACAGTTGCCCTGCCTGATCTGCTCGCACGACCTCAGGCAGAACCGTCTCCACCTCTTGCGCCACCACGCCGATCTGGCGGGTTCCATCCATGGTGAACCGCACGCCGCGCAGAGCGCAAACCAGCGCCAGCGCGTCTGGGATGGTCTCAATGTCAGATTTCAGCCGTGCATCTGACGAGGACACGAAGTTTGGCGCTGTCACCACCCCGGTGAAGGTCGCCCCCGTGAGCGCCGCCTTGCCTGCAATCGTGGCGTCATAATCCACTGCGGCTTTGGTCGCCATTGTGCCAAGCCCGAGGTTTCCCCGCGCCAGCGCCGTATTTGCCAACCCTGCCAAATTGCCCGCAGCATCCAAAAGTGCGTCCCAGCCTGTGTTCGTCGCATTGCGCCGCCGCAGCACCGGCGGGGATGCAGAGGTGTCGACCCAGAGCATGCCCGCAACGGCTGCGGTCGGTGCCGACGCCCCGGCGCTGGTGGATTGTAAGGCGGCGATCACCTCGTTGATCCGGGCGCGAACAGCGGCTCCGGCGTCGTTGTTGATTGCAAAACTCGATGTCTGGGGCATTCAGGGCTTTCCGTTCTGTATCAAGTCTTCTTGCGGGGTTTCGCGTTGGGGGCGCAGCCCACAGGCCGCGAAAGCGCGCGCGTTGTGCACGCAAAGCCCCTCAGGCGACCTCATCGGCATAAAGCCGCAGTTGGGAGACAATCGGCGTGTAGGACGCATCCTTGGTGGAGAGATAGGCCCGGGCCTCAACGGCGCGGGCTTCGATTTCATGATTATCAAGCCGCCCCCAAGGCCCCCAGGCGGGGCTGATGTTTGGGTCGTCATCGGTTTCGCGGATCTCGAACAGCACGTCGATTTCAGCCCCGGCCGCGCCGTCAAAGTCGGCCCAGCTGTCCATCAGTGCTGTGCGCGCATCAATCCGGTCGTTCAGCGCTAGGGCTGCAACGCCGATCTCAGAACGCAGGCGCACGCGTTTGACAGCCCCAAGATCGAGCCCGGCAGCAAAACCGTATTGCCCCTCCATTGCAGTGACCTGTGTGACGCCGCCAGTTGTTGCGGTCGTCAGTGTCAGGTTTGAGCCTGCTACTTGCAAACCCGTCTTGCTCCCCACGAACCCCGGATCAGCTTGCAGATAGGCCAAGGCCGAGAAGGCCAAGACCTGCGCGCCTTTAGTAGACACGCGGGTTTCTGGGCCCGCTCTGCCGCCACTGTCCTCTGCCCGAATAAGGTATGTGCCGGGTTTCAGCGGCACTACGGCAATAGCCTCGCCGCCGCCGACCCGGTCCATCGAATAGCTGTCCGACCAAGTCGCCGTGACCTCCTTGGAGTGGCGGATCACGATATTGCCACCAACCCGCACATCAGGATCAACGGACCTGGCCCATTTCAGGATGGCAAGACCACCGGCGGTTTGCAGCGTGACGCTGCCCAGCCCGGCTGGGGGTGCTGTCAGGCCCAGAATTTCGACTGACGCGGTTTGCCAGACCGACGACACGCCCAGCACCGAGATCGCTTTCACCCGGAATTGCCATGCGCCGGGCGCTATATCGCGGATCTCAAGGCTGGTGCTATCGGTGCGGCCGTAATCCAGCCAATCACCGCCTGCACTCTGCCGTGCCTGCAGTTGATAGCCCGCAACAAAGCCCGAAGGGGCGGCCTCCCAGGCAACGCGTGCGAGGACCTTGAGC